AGCGTGTCGGCTTGCTTGTAAAAGAAAAGATGGCTGAGATGTGGGATGGTACAACTAACGATTTATTCGACTTGGCTAAGTATGAATCTGAATATATTGTTAATGAGTTAGTGGGTACTACAGCAGTAAGCGAGGCCGCAGTCACTAAGGCAGTCAATGCGCCAATGGTGTTGGCAGGCGCAAAGGTGGCGCAAGTTGGCGCATGGCGTGAGTTCGTTGCAGGCGCATCAAACAGCACACAAACGCGCATTATTGATAATACAATTCGACAAGGCTATGAAGTCGGCGCAACTGTCAGCGAAATGACTAATAGGCTTGTAGGCACTAAAGCAAATAATTATTTAGATGGCTTAATCACAAACACAGGGGCGCGTGAGGCTGAGGCATTAGTGAGAACGGGTGCTAATCACTATGCTAATGTTGCGCGTGATGTTGCAGCACAGGCAAACGCAGATTTAATACAAGGCCGTGTGTTTTTGGCTACGTTTGACAATCGAACCACCTTAACGTGTCGGCATTTTGGCACATTGCAAAAGATTTATGCACTAGATGACCCTGCCACACCACAACCACCTTTACATTTTAATTGCCGTTCTTTGTTGCAAATAGTGCCTATTGGCTTCGACCCGTTTGGCGGCACAAAAGCAGCCGTGGGCGGTAATGACACACAAACAGCCGAAGAAGCATTTAACAAAAAGAATGATAGACTAGACGCTAGACGTGCAAAGGCAGACGAACAACGAGCGCAAGGCCAAGACGCTAAAGAAGTGCCAAGCAAAGTTACTTATACAGGCCGTAAAGATAGTGCTATATTTGATGCAGGGCAAATTAACGCTAAGACAAATATGGACGCTTGGATGAGGCAACAACCCGACTGGTTTATAGAATCATCATTGGGTAAAACACGCGCCAAACTGTTTAAAGAGGGTGGTTTATCAATGGATAAATTTACAGATATGAACGGCAGACCATTAACGCTCAAAGAAATGAAAGCCCTTGACGCTTACGATTTTGCTTTTAGGAAAGCCAAACTATGAACATAGAAAACACAAAGCATCCAGATTATATCACAGCCGAAACAGAGCTATTTTTGGTACGCAAATTCATCGATGGCGCGGCAGCGGTCAAGCGCGAGGGCGTGACATTTTTACCACACCCTAACCAATTAGAATGCAACACACCCGAACAAGTAAGACGTTATGAAGCGTACAAGATGGGCGCTGAGGTTGAAGACTTCGCAAGCCGCACATTAAACGACTTGCTAGGGGCAATGTTTAGACATCCTGCCAAAGTTAATTTACCGCCACAGCTTGAATATTTAAAAGATGATAGTGATGGGGATTGGCTATCATTACAGGCCTCTATTGAGATTACAGCAAGTAATTGCTTGCAAGTTGGTTATCATATTTTGCTTGCTGAGTATGACCAATTGCCCACTGGCTTAGATGTTGAATTATCGATAGCAGACAAAGCCGCACTTAATCAACGCGCATCTATCAAGCATTATCCCCGTGAGGCGTTAGTCGATTGGAATTATGGCAAAGTAGGCGGACGATTAACGCTGGTTTATGCACGTTTAGAGCATAACGAAATTAGACGCAATGATGACGGCGTTTCGTTTAATGCAACTGTATCGCTAGAGTTAGGTATTGATGAAAAAGGCTACTGGCAAGAGTTAGAAGTGTTGGATGGTAAAAGCGTTATCCAAAAAGAAGAGCGCATTTATCCAAAGGCCAACGGCAAAAGCATGACTTACATACCCATCGAGATTGTACAAAGTGAGCGCATTATTGCGGGTAAACTGCCAATTTGCGCGGGCTATTTATCGCCACTTTGTCACAAAGCACACGCACGGTATCAAGTAAGTGCTGATTTAAAAGAGCGTTTACGCATATTACAAGACACAAGCTATTCGAGCGGATGGGACGAAAGCAAAAAAGAGCAGTTTGATATTATCAATGGCCGCAAATACTTCGCTATGGGCGCAGGAGTACATAACTTTTTGCCCGATGGCGTGACCATGGATATTTTAAAACTAACGGCCGATGGTGATGCGCTATTCAAATACATGGAAGAAAACGCAAAACAAGTACGGGCAATTGGCGGGCGTTTTGAGACAGAGGACAATCAACAACAAACGCTAGGCGAGGTTGAGATTAAAGACGCAAACGAAAAAGCGGTGCTTACTTTGCTGAGTAATAATATCGAGCGAGCCTATAAAAACATCATTGCTTATTGTGGTGACTTTGAGGGCTTAGGGTTGATGCCGTCTGATATTGATTTGGTGCTTAATCGTGAGTTTACGTCAACCTCTTTAACGCCCGATGAAGTGCGAGCCATACGCGAATTAGTGCTTGATAGATTGATGACTCCACAGATGGCTATTGAAAAATTAATAGCAGGTGGGTTTATATCGGGTGAGGCTGAGGACGTTATCTCAATGATTGAGGCTATCCCTTTGCCAATGTTGCAAACCGTACAAAATAGCGTACAATAAATTAGCGTTACTGTGTAACACTTTATCAAAGGTTTTGATTATGATTGAAGTTAAAGATTTGGCAGATATTCCCGAAAAATATCATGCTGATTATGTAGAAGTTGAAAAAGACGGTGTTAAGATTTACCAGCATAAAGACTTTGTAACCGTCGTGGGCGCAATGAAGCGCAAAGGCGAAGAGCGAGACGCACTAGCCAACGAGTTAAAAGGCTTTAAGAGTCAAGAAGCTGTTAAACAAGCTGAAGCCGAAAAAAAGGCACTTGAAAAGCTAAAATCCGAAGGTAAGATTGACGAGATTTTGGCAGATAGCGAAAAGCGACACGGTGAAACGATTAAACAATTTGAAGAGCGCATTGCCAAGCGTGATGCAATCGTAATTAAAAAGGCGCGTGATGCTGTTGTTAGTGAGTTAAGCACGTTAGCGACAGAGGTAGGCGCGAAAGCATTTAAAAAATTGATTAGCGAGCGGGTTGATTATGACCCCGAAACAGACAAATATAGTTTTAAAGACGAGGACGGCGGTGCTACTTCGTTAGATTTGGCAGGGTTTAAAGCAGACGTACTCAAGTCTCCAACCTATGCCGCAATGCTCAAAGCTCAAGCATCAAGCGGGGGCTTTGGCACTAATGCTTCAAATGGTGGCGGTGCTGCTAAAACAATCACACGAGCGCAATTTGACGCAATGAGTCAAAGCGCAAGAGCTGCACATTTTAAGAGTGGCGGCACAATCACTAATTAGAGGTTTTTATTATGTCTAACACTTTAACGGGTTTAATCCCTGATTTATACGCGGCTCTTGATGTTGTTAGTCGTGAGCTTATCGGCTTCATTCCTGCCGTTACCGTTGACTCTAGCGTTGATCGTGCGGCTGTCAATCAGTCTGTTGTTGTGCCTGTTGCACCATCTAGCAATAGCATGATTGATACCACACCTGCCATGTCCGTACCTAGTGCAGCCGACCAAACCATCGGTAGCACAAGTATTTCTATTACAAAATCTAAAGCTGTGCCGTTTTCTTGGGAAGGTAACGAGCAAGTTGGTTTAAACAGTGGTGCAGGTTATTTAACTATCCGCGCTAATCAAATTGCACAAGCCATGCGTACATTGGCTAATGCTGTTGAATTAGACCTTGCTGCATTATACGCCACCACTAGCCGTGCGGCTGGTACTGTTGGTACAGTGCCTTTTGTTAGCAATACAGCCGCATTAAGTGCAGCGCGTAAAATCTTGGTTGATAATGGCGCACCAACAAGCGACTTGCAATTGGTTATTGATACTAACGCAGGTGCTAACCTACAAACTTTGTTTAACATCAATTCAGCGCGTGACAAAGCAGCCGAAACATTGGCAGGTCAAGGCGTTTTAACCATGCCTAGCGGTGTGGCCATTCGTGAATCCGCACAAGTTTATAACCCTGCCAGTGGTGCAATGGCTAATGCCACAAGCACTAGCGCGGCATTTACTGTTGGCCAAACTGTAATTCCGTTAGCTACAGCAGGTACAGGCGTAGTTGCCGCAGGTGATGTTATTACGTTTGCTAACGATACTAATCAATACGTTGTTAGGGCCGTTAGCTTCGCAGGTGCGAACCCTGCAAGCGGCGATACGATTACACTTGCCGCCCCTGGTTTACGCAAGGCGCAAGGTGTCGCTACTCGTGCTATTACTGTGTTGGCTACTTCACCGCGTAACATGGCCTTTAGCCGTAGCGCGATTGTATTGGCTACTCGTATGCCTGAGCGTCCACAAGAAGGCGACATGGCCATTGATGTAATGACGATTCAAGACCCACGCTCTGGCTTGGCTTTTGAAGTGTCAATGTATCCAGGCTACCGCAAAATCCGTTATGAAATTGCGTTGGCATGGGGTGTTAAAAACATCAAACCTGAACACACCGCAACCTTGCTTGGTTAATCAGCAACATCAAAGGGGCTTAATTGCCCCTTTTTTGAGGGTTTAAAGCATGACAGTAACAATCGGTTATACAACAGACGATGATTTTATCGCTTTTGCTCTAGCGCGTGGTGTCACTGTAACCACACCAAACGCGGCTATTTATTTGACTAAAGCAATGGATTACATGGAGTCTAAGCAGTACAAAGGCTATAAGACAGACGATGCCCAAGTGCTAGACTGGCCGCGCCAATACGTCTATGTTGATAACGTATTGTTAGATAGTGCTGTTGTGCCAAGCGGCATCGTTAAGGCTCAACACATCGTGGCGTTATCAATCGCCAATGGTTTTGACCCACTCGCAACAATTGAGCGAGCAGTTAAGCGCGAAAAAGTCGATGTATTAGAAGTAGAGTATCAACCAAACGCATCAAGCGCACCAATTTCACGCTCTATCAATGCAGCCTTAGCAGACTATATTGCATCAAGTACAGTAGTTATGAGGTCGCTATAATGGCCATTAACTACGCTAATTTAGCCGCATTATCTGAGCGATTGATACGCGAAAATGGCCGCGATGCTTTATTGATTACAGAGACAAATACAGGCACAGACTATCAGCCGACAATTATCCAAACGAGCGAAACAATCAAGCTAGTACAAAGCTCTTTTAATACTTTAGATAACAATGATTTTTTACTAGCCGCGCATGATGTTAAGTTTTTAGTGTCGAGCGCGTTTACAATCAGCACCACACAGCGCATCGAGACAAACGGACTACAATATAGCATTGTTGCTGTTAAAGAGATTAAGCCAAGCGATACAAGTATTTTGTACATTGTGCAAGGGCGGTTATAATGTCATTTAATAGCGATATTGAGAAACTGGCTCGCAAATTGGCTATCACACAAGCTAAAGCGGTAGCGGCTTTTTGTATCAATATCAGCGCAAGAGTTGAGCGTATGAGTCCTGTTGATACAGGATTATTTAGGGCTAATTGGCAGGCATCCCTTGACCAGCCATACACGGGCGCGGTAAAACCTGCTAATCGTAATGGCTCAATCGACCATGTTATACCTTTCGCTAAACAAGCCGATGGCCATATATTTTATTTAACAAACAAATTGCCATACGCTAAAGCGTTGGAGTATGGCCACAGCCAACAAGCACCACAAGGCATGGTAAGAGTTAGTGTTAGAATGGCATTGCAAGAATTAGAAAACGCGGTCAGGAGTGTACAATGAGTCAAGCAGAAATAGAGTTGGCACTCTTTGACAAACTAGAGTCTATTAGTGGCACATTGCCAACTATTTACTATTCAAACAGCCCCAACAAAAACAAAGCTAATCCGCCAACAGGCGAGCATATCCGAGTAACTCTATTACGCGCTGATACCATCCCCGTAGGCATAGCAACAACAAGCCAAACGCTAGGCTTAATGCAATGCTCTATCTTTGTAAAAGATGGCACAGGTACAGTAAGAGCCGCGCAAATTGCGGATTTAATTTTAAGCGCATTCGCACGAAATACGGTATTATCTAATAATGTTCGCATTGACAAAACAGGCAGCGTAAACACTGGATTTACACAAGACGGGTGGTATATGTTGCCTGTAACCGTCCCATATCAACAGATTACGAGGTAACTCAAAATGACCGCAGCTTTAGTACAAACAACCGCAGGGGCAACCATTGGTATTAGTGCCACATTGCCAGCCACAAACGATGCTGCAGGTTATGCCGCATTAACCTTTTCTTTAATTGGCGAAGTAACCGACTTAGGCGAATTTGGCCGCGAATATGCAACGGTTACGCATAACCCTGTCGCATCAAGACGCACTATCAAGCGTAAAGGCTCTTTTAACGACGGCACAATGGCGTTACAGTTAGCGATTGACCGTGATGATGCGGGACAGATTATCGCGCTCGCAGCCGTTGGCTCTGATGCTAACAAAGCGATTGCTATTACATACCAAGACGGCTCAAAAGATTATTTCAGCGCGTTGGTTATGTCTTTTAAAACAAACGCTGGCAGTGTTGACCAGATTTTGTCAGGTTCTATTAACCTAGAAATCAATACTGATATTATATCTGTTGTCTTGCCATAATCTTTAAACCATTACGCCCCTAGCAATAGGGGCAACAAAACAAATAGAGGCTATTATGGATTTATCGACTTTATTACCAAAAAACGATGCGGTTATTCAATTAAAGCACCCTGTGACTGGTGAGTTTTTGCCTGATATTGAAGTCACCATTGTTGGCCACGACTCGCCTGTATTTAAAAACGCAATCAAAGCGCGAGCCAAGGCACAAATAGCGCGTAAGTCTAAAGAGTTAGACTTAAACGCTAACGAGCGCGATACCATCGAGCTATTGGCACAATGTACGTTAGGCTGGAAAGGTATCTCTGAGGGTAGCAAAGTTATCGAGTTTAGTTTTGATAATGCAGTTAGTCTTTACACGCGCTATAACTGGATTAAAGAGCAAATTGATAATGCTATTAGCGACCGCGCCAATTTTTTTATCAATGCGTAGAGAATCTTAAACTCTACGCTAGACAACAAGCATGGTGGCATAGTTGTCCACAGACTAAGGGCGCGAAAGAATACAATCGTATTACGCGCCTAAAGCAATTCACGCAAAACAATCCTACCCTAACACCTGATATGCCTACTTTAACAAGTGGGCTTTATCTTATCAATTTACTGCATGAATCTGGCACAATATCCTATACAGACGGCATAGCAAAACGGCTATCTTGGACTGAGTTAAAAGCGTGGGCTGATTTATCTGGTTATGTGCTAGACTCATGGGAAGCTGATACAATTATGCAGCTAAGTCTTGTGTATGCTGATATGCTAAACGAGGCAACAGACCCGTTGTGTCCTATGCCTATGGTTCGTGTAATGACTCAAGATAAACGCGCACAAGTGGCTAACAGTGTTAAAAACGCGCTACGCTCAATCGGTAAAAAGAGGTGATAAGATGGCAGATTTATTGATGATTGGGCTTGGTGTTGATACTAGACGATTACGCGATGGTGAGCGAGCGTTAGGACGTTTACAACGCGCAGGCAACAACACAGAAAACGCGCTAAAACGAATGGCAGGTGTTTTAACAGGTGCTTTTACAGCCAATAAAATACTTGAATATGCTGATGCTTATACTCAATTAGAAAACAAGTTAAAACTTGTCACAAACTCAATGCAAGAGCTTGGATATGCTACCGATGACGTTTTGCAAATATCACAACGCACAGGGCAAGCAGCAAAAGCAACAGGTGATTTATATTTTAAAGTGAGTCAAAACGCCGACAAACTTGGTATATCAATGACTGGTGTTGCGACTGTCACGGAGACAGTTGCTAAAACATTGGCTTTGTCAGGTGCAAGCACTCAAGGCGCAGAAGCTGCAATTTTACAGTTTGGCCAAGCGTTAGCAAGCGGCGCGATTCGCGGTGATGAATTTAACAGTGTTGCAGAAAATGCACCTGCATTAATGGACGCATTATCAAGAGCTTTAGGTGTAACAAAGGGAGAATTAAGAAACTTAGCGGCACAAGGCGCATTAACAAGCGATGTGCTGATTACAGCAATACAAGAACAATCTCAAGAAGTTGATAAACAATTTGGCAAAACAGCAACAACCATCGGTCAAGCATTCACAAAACTAACAAACTCTATGATGTTTTTTGTCGGCCAGTTAAACGAGGCGACAGGCGCAAGCGTTGGGCTAGTATCTTCGCTTGAGGGTATATCACGTTGGATTGATAGTGGCGCACCATTAGAAACAGCTGTATATCAAACGAAGCTGTGGGGTTATGCTTTTGATGATACAACTAGCGCAATACAAAGTGTACTTGTGTCTCTTGGTGTTCTTAAAAATGATGGCGGTCAAACAGCTACTTTTTTGACAGACGCTTTCACTAAATTGCCAGTTAATATTGCTGCATCTTTTAAAATTGCCAATGTTGAGGTTAAGTCGTTTTTTGATTACGTCAAAGAGGGTTTAATTATTAGTGCAGAGAGATGGCGCGAATTAGATAACGAGCGCAAAAACTCTATTGCGGCAATCCTAGCAGAAAGAGACGCACGTTTAGGTGCAGGAAATGCAGCCGTAAAAGCCGTACAAGATGAGAAAAAAGCACGGGAAGAGCTAAGAACTCAAAAAGAATTTGAGTCGATGGTAGATGGTTTAATCGCTGAACAAACGCGCAAAACATCAAAAGAATTATTGCAGGACTCTATTAAAAAAGCACAAGCAGAAAAAGACGCTAAAAAAGCAGACAATGACAAAGCTAAGGCAGCAGAGCAATTAAACAACGCTTATAAGTCTTTATTGTTAAGCCAAAAAGAACAGATTGAGCTATGGGGTGATGATACCGCACTAGCAAAAATTAACTTTGATTTAAAAAATACAGAGTTAAGCAAGTTATTACCCAAAGAAAAAGAGCTTTTAAGAATCCAAGCTGCAAAAATTGACGCTTTAAAAGCCGAAGAAGCAGCAAAGCAAAACCAAAAACAAACCGATGATTTTATGGCACAGCAAGCGCAAGAGCTTGATGCGCTACGCAATAGCTACACCACTAAAAACGAGATTGCACGACAAGGAATGTGGGCGCGTAAAGCTATACTCGATAAAGCATACGCAAATAATCACATGAGTGAACAAGAGTACATTGAGAGGTCATTACAGAACGAGATGCAATATGGTGCTGATAAACTAGCAATACAGCGTGATACAGCAGCAGAACAAACAGCGATAAAACAAACAGAATTGGGGATGATGTCAGATTTGGGAGGTAGCATACTAGAATTAGCTAGAAAGACTGGCCACGAAAATAATGCTATTGCACAGGCGGCTTTTGTTGCTCAAAAAGTTATTGCTATTGCACAAGCGGCTTTAATGGTAGAACAATCAGCTATTGCAACTCAAGCAAGCTATGCAATGGCAGCAGCCCTTACAGCAAACCCTGCTTTATTAGTTGCAGGTACAGCTCATGCCGCAATGATTCGCGGTTTAGGATATGCAAATATAGCACTAATGGGCGCAATTGCTGTTGTAGATGTTGCTCAAAATGTTAGTGGTGCAAGGGCAATGGGGGGCGATGTACAAGCAGGTAATCAATACTTAGTGGGTGAGCGTGGGCCCGAAGTTGTGACCATGGGCGGCAATGGCCATGTTACCCCTAATCATAAATTGGGCGGTGGTGATATTAAAGTGACGATTGTCAACCAAACCACGGGTAAAATAGACCGCACTGAAGAGCGCAGAATGCCTGACGGTGAGCTTATTTTAACCGTGATTGAAGCGGTGGCAGCACAAACTAGAGACCCAAACAG